TATTTGGTCTTAATCGTTTTTGCATCATCTCTACATCGTTACCATACTTACCATTTTCTATATAATCCATTTTACAATACTCCTATAAATACAAAAGAACCCGCCACTTATGACGGGTTCTAACACGGATACATCTGACGGTGAGGGCTTACCATGTTGACTTTACAACACCGTCAGTATCCTTATTTTATCACATTCTCACTTATAATCTTCATCTTCAATATTTGTCCATAAAACGTCGTTCTTACTATGACACTCGTTATACCATAGTTCTATCGTCTTGCTGAACTTCATCTCCGCGTATACAACACCAGCAAGTCCGCCCAGAACCATAGTAATAATGCTACCAATGATAAAACCCCAAAGTGCCCACATGACAGTTCCTTCCTTATCCTGCGTATCTCAAAACACCATTCCACGGGAAACTATACCAGCCACTTACTGATATCTCGTTTCCTGTTTGGTCACCAGTTCGTCCTCCAGTAATTCCACCGAATTCATTGATATGTGCTCCAACATTCTGCTGACCACCAATATACATCTCGGTATGGGCAGACGTGTTCAGAAGGATATCACCACGCTGCAATTGGCTTACATCATTACCAACACCGCTCAACCATTCCCATCCTGCCCCAGTGAATTGTTGAACCATTGTTTGGGTGTTGCCATATGGCGAGCTTCCATATACATTGAACCCAGCTTGTTTTGCGCAATATAACAAAAGTGAGCTACAGTCATAATCTGGCCCCCATCGATTGCTCTGGTCATATCCATGTGAATCGTCGTTGGCTATATCAACAGCCAGTTGCACCATTCCTTCGACATCCTGGCTAGGTGCCGAGCTGCCGCCACCACTGTTTAGATTAGAGCTTGAAAGCTTATTGAAGATGTGAGTTTTACACCAACTTGAACGGGTTCGGTTTCGGATTTGCTGCGTATTCTCCCATGTTCCCTTTGGTTGAAATCTATAGAAATCAAAATCGTTGAAATAAATCCACCCATCTGTCCCAATCGTTCCGATATATGAACATGCGCTTCCATCGACTTTAGTTGCTTCAATCTTAACAGTTGTCATCGCGTCCACCTCATAATGTCTCGCACCCAACCTTTGATTTTTTGGTTCTCGAATCGCATATTGCCGCATTCATAAGCAGCCTTGAATAAGCGTATTCCAGCCCCTTGGAACTGCCCCGAAAGAATGAGCCTGTTCGGTTGATGGTCTTGCGTAGTTGCCGAATACTGTATTTCACAATTGGGGTCATAGTTCGGCGAGCAATAGAACGTGTTGTATTTAGGGTCGAACCATACCCCGATAGGCTTCTCATGGAACCATAACACGAACTTCATTTTCGCGTTCTTAGGCTTCTTCGCAATAAACGTGTCATCATCCAAGAGAGTTTTATTTTGAATAGCGTAATCACGATAGCGGCTATCCCCAACGACATGTGAATAGAATCGACTTTGCATTTTCGATGCTGCGACTTCTGGCGATACAACATTTTGAATGAGCACATCCTTATTGCGAAATACCTTGATTTTGCCTGGTTCTGGCAATGTCAATCCGAATTCATCGAAATATGGGTTGTTCGTTGATACTGCGTTTGCTAGAAACCAAACTCTAACATCTCGCTCACGTGCGATAGTCTCGTAATACTCGAAGAACTTTGTTACTTCGTCGAATAAGTAATGCGGTGCGCCTATACCTCGCTCGTCAATAATGAACTCGTCGAAAAGAATATCGGTAACACCTGGAAATGGCGTTGATTTCAATTTCATCGCCGTAGTTAGCGCATGGGCGTAACCACCTATCTCTTTATCGATGAATAGTTTGTCTGATTCGACTTTGAACTCTCTGTTGCTCATGAATGGTGATATATCGTCCCAAAATTGGCCGTCTCGCTGCGTAGTGAGCTTTTTAAGCTCCTCTTTGGTTCGGCGCAAATAGGTGAATTGGCTTCCATTTTTGATGAATTGCTTTGCGAAGTCATATTTTGCACCGAACGACTTGCCTGTTCCTCGACCACCACATATGAAATTGAACAGGCAGTTATATGATTTAGGGACATTTATGTCCCAGTATTTTTGAAAGTTAGGTTTCATGTGTCCTCCTGAATATGAAATAGCCCGCCCGCGCCATGTGAGGATGTAAATCAAAACATAGCGTTGCAGGACGGGCTACCGTTACCAGGATTGTTGAAGGCGTGCGGCTCATGGTGCTACCCAGAAAACCACTCCGCACCTTATCAGGGTGAGCATCGGATAATGGTACTTGCACGGTAACTTCAAGTCCCGATGGGACTATTATCCCCTAATTCTTTGCGTTAGTAAATAGTTTCACAATCTCTTCATTTTCTAAATCGGGATTGATTTTAATTATGTTCTCCAAAATGCTCACGACTTCCATGGCGAATATCAATATGCAAGCTGGAATAACAAGGGGAACGTTGAATCCTAAATCAGGCACGTGCATTACGAACATTTCTATGCACCATGCCAGCACAATGCACATGACGAGAGAGCATTTATGGAAAAGCCCTTCTCGCATCTTCGTTGAAGATACTTCATGGTTCTTAATCGCAGCAATGAAACCGCTGATTACATCGAACAGCATCAAGCATACGCAAGCGATAATAGCCCATGCCATAGCATCCGTAATCCCCAATAAAGGGAAGCTCAAATCCATCACTTTCTCCTTTCAATCGTGACTTTGTATTCGTCATTCTCTAGCGTGGATACAGAAGAATCTGAGCTAGCGTCAGTGCTCCCACTATTATCTCCAAGCGCATAAGCTCTCCACTGATTCTCTGTTCCATAGAACAGCGATAAGTCAAGGTTTCCATTATACCCGCTCACTCGCCCATCAGAGCAGAATTGCCATGCTACCACATTGCCTTCGGCTTCAGGGCAGCTCCAGCTTTCAGCCTGCTCGAAGCTTGGGGAAGTAACAGCCGGGTAATCCGCTATCCATCTGGCGCAGTTCGGTTCAACTTCGCCTTTGCTGAATCGCCACGGGTTGCCATATATCCACGGCCAAACGCCAGTAAGATCATGCACGCGCTGCACGAAGGCGTTCACCCATCCGACGCTTTGGTTTCCTTCCCAATCGAGGATAGGTATTCCCTTGCGAAAATATCCTTGGCAGTTGTTGACAAAGAATTCAGCTTCCTCGCTAGCGCTGCCACTGCCAGCGAAATGATAGAAGCCCCATGGTTTCCCCGCATTTATGCATTGCTGAACCCAGCCATCGCAATACGGGTCAACGAAAGTCGCGCCCTCGGTAGCCTTGCATATTACAGCATCCACATTGGGGAGAAGGGCAGGGAGATTGATACCTCCCTGCCAGTTCGATATGTCTATGAACCTAATCATTACTCTATAACCACTACTCCAAATGAACGGTCTGAAGCATTAGGCTGAATTGTTTTAAGGTTATTCAAGGAATTTTGGTTGCGAAGGCAAAGAACACCTCCGTACATATCTACCATCCTTTTTCCGCCTGGCGTGATATCGCTCGTAATCTCTGTATAGAGCGTGAGCGGTGCGCCAACGGCTCGGAACAACGCTGCCTGCTTCGCATTCGCGAGATTGTGGTATGCAGCGGACGCTCCATAGACTGTCGCGCCGCCGCGTGCTTCGATTCCGCCTACCGTTTTTTCATTGAGATTCACTTCCGTGTATTTCGGAAGGAAGATGATATACGGAGTTGAAGCTAGCATATTAAGACGGAAAAGCGGAGTTGAATCACCCAATTCCGTCATAGCCGCACCAATGTCTACCGTATTGCCAACGGTAACAGTGGTAATCGGGTTTCCATCCTCGACCTTCGGGATTTCCGTCTGATTGTCGAATGAGATGGCAACACCTGCATTCCAGCCACCACTCGGGTATCCCTTGGACATTTGCCCTTGCAGCTCCACGCTCCATACGGCGGGCGAAGCATACGTCGAATAATTGCGAATCAACGGGTTGTTGTGCATCCAGAGTTTGCCATCATACAAAGTCACCTGCTCGATTTCTTCTCGCCAAATACAATTTAGGGTGTCGGCAATCGGTACTGTCTTGATGTAATGCAATTCGCCGTCATACAGATTGAAGCAATTCGAGCGCGAAGAAATGAATACGTCGTATTCCTTGTTGTAGCTCATTGCCTGCTGAGTTGAATTAGAATATGCGGTGTTGTTAGGCAATTCAACAGAGCCGATAAGCGTTTTCTTGGTGCAAGACTTGTTGACGTAATAGTATTGCGTCAAGTATTCGGTTGCCCAATAATAATGCTCGTCATCATCCTTGTAGTGTCCGAATCCCCAACATGCTTCATCCATGCCGAATTGGCTGCTGTCGATAGTCCTGGCAAGGGAAAGATTTCCTCCATTCACTTTAAAGAAGTAAATCAAATTACCCCTAGACGTTTTTGAAGAACCAGAACAAATAAGCTCTCCATTGTAATAGCTCATATTGTTGCCTTTGAATGACGGGTCTCCAAGGTCAATGGTCGTAACAGTGTCGCCAGTTTCGACGTTGAACAGCGCCACGCGGGATTTGGTCGTGCTACTGTAATAAACAGCGTAGTATTTGTCGCCTACTGGGCAACCACCTTGCCAATCTTCATCAGGTGCAATATGCGCTCGGAACTTTCCATCGGCGTTTGAAATCATGTCAGCAATCAATTTTCGCTTGTCCGATGCCTTGATGCCATCGACGGCAGTATCCAATGCGCCTACTCGGCCATCGAGGGTGTTAATCATATTGCCTTGGGTTTCTACCTTAGTATTCAGCGCATTAACAGAATTGCCAAGATTCTCGGTCGTCGATTTAAGGGTCTCGATTGTCGCTCCTTGTTGAGTTTGGGTATTTTCTATAGTCGTTACTTTCTTAGAGTATTCCCTTACCTCTTGGCGGTACTGCTCAATCTGCGCGTTGTAGTTTCCAGTCTCCGCCCAGAATTCCTCATTGGTGATATCGATACCAACAGGTACGTATTGCATAGATGTGAACGAATTGCCCTGGTGGAGAACGATAGTCAGCGGCTCATATTCACGCTCGCTCGACCATTGCGCGGGGTTTGCGAACAGCGGCACGTATCGTGCTCCGACGTATTGGGTAACGCCCTTGGCGATTCCCTGCGATGCATCTTTCAAGGAAGTCGCTTTCTGCAATTCCTGCGCAACGACCGCCTTGATTACATCCATTGTGTTTTTGTCGATTGCCATGGTTTACCCTTTCTTTAGTACCAATCTCCTGGCAAGTCTACTACAAATCCTGTTGTATGGACAGTACCACCTGGTTCGGCATTCAAAGTGCCATCAGGTGATATAATAACATAACTTTTATTTGTTACCTTATTTTTCGTTGCGGTCAAATTATCAATAGCTGTCACTGATTTCGGGCGGTACCCTATTGGCAGCGTCCCGATAATTCCGTCAGCGGGAACATCGTAATCGCCTAGGAATTGAAGCTGGTTCGTCAACGACAACAAAACACCAGGGTTTGTTGATGTCGCGCCGTCGTGCAACGCGACTTCCGCTCTTCCCTTTAAAGTCTTGACGTTTAATGTTGCCGACTTGTCATCATACTCGAGGTCGTTTCCAGCGATTGCCTTGAACCTAGAATCAATCGTGTCGGACATGACGGAAGCGTCATAGCCCGTATTGTTGATGACACCATGGCCGTTTACTTCGCATCGAAGAATCAATCGCCCATATTCCTCTGTGCCGTAAATCGCGCCAGTGTCGAATTGTACATCCTCCCACGTGGAAGGTTTGTAGGCGCAGAAATATCCGTCTGAAGTCAACCCGAAGAATACCCCTGTCAACAGCATGTCTTTTACGATTGACGGCGCGTTCTCGTCAATCCAAGCCCTAAGCAACGCTTCGTAGTATTCTTCAAAACCGCCATCGACGAATTCATCGAACTGCTCTTTCAGCGAATAATAGAGACGTTTCAGCTCTTCGGCGTTCGCGTCGGTCTCGCCCAGATGCTTGATTACCTCTTCTAGGACGCTCAACACCTTGGCAATCTGCTCGTAATATGACAATGATTCGTCATATACGGACGGAATAAGCCCAGCGCACCAGTTGTATAGCCAATCGATTGACTTGGCGCAAGATTCGTCTGCCATGCCTTCTCCTTTCTCTAATACCAATTTCCCGATAAGTTTACCACGATGCCGCGGGTTTTAATCGATGAATTAGGGTCGGTGACCAAAGTGCCGTCATCCATGACATGCAGCATCGTCACCTTAGATGCCGACCCTTCCACAGCTACCACGGGAACTATTAGCTCCTCGCCAGGGCGGTACCCTTCTGGCAACACCCCGAGAACGCCGTCAACACCCACATCGTAATCGCCGAGGAATTGAAGCTCGTTGGTCATGGTCAACATTATTCCAGTATTGTCGGAGGTCGCGCCAGGATTCAACGCGACCTCTCCCTTGCCCTGGAAAATCTTGAAGAAATTAGGATTTCCCGAATCTGGCATGTCTAGCTCCAAACCTGCATGAACAGCCCCTGCACCTGAACATTGTTGATTACCTGCATGTCGAGATTGAGAACCTTCTCGCTCAAATCGAGGAACGCTTGGTAATAGCGCGGGTCTGTCACGAACTCGTCCGTCGTGTCCTTGTTCGTCTCGTCCCGCTTGATGGTTCCATCGCTTTTCGATTTGGTGCCTACCGTGGTATCGTCCGCCGTGTCCTCGATGGTTAGGTTGGTGAGGTAATCCCCAGCATCGACCTTCGACACGAACAATTCATCCTGCGGAGTGTCCGAGAATTTGTTGGTAGACTTTCCAGTGGATGACGTAGACGTGTCCGCGCTTCCGTTGCCGCTTGAGCTTTCGTCGAAATCGCGCAGCATGTCTACAACCTTGTGACGCTTGATGCCCAGAAGGCGTTCCACGTTCAAAAGCTCCGTCTCATACATCTTGTTGTAGTACGGCATAATCTCGTTGAACGTGTTCGAGCACCAAAGGCAGAAGTGTCCAACGGTTTCGCATCCGATTTCGCGCATCCAATAATGTCGTATGAACTTGTCGTTTAGCTGTCTCCTTTTGGATTCGTCGTAAATCGGATACTCGTCCAATCCCAACCGCGCGTATGCGGGTGAGAAATCCTGCTTCCATTCAGGCATGGCTGGATTATAATACCCAGCATCCTTGACCCACTGGGTAACGAAAGTCCTTAACTGAATAGTGTCTTGAGCCATCTATACCAGCTCCCATCCGACGGGCGATGTCATGTTGTCGTAAGAGAATTCCTCGATGAAATCCCCTCCGTAATCAATGACCAGCTTGCAATCAATTTCGCTAATATAAACCCTCGGCTTCAAATCGGTTACCGAATCCTCGTCCCAAAGCGTATGGGTTACCTTTTTTCCAGCTTCGATGGCAGCAATAGCTTCGTCTTTGGTCATTCTGCCACCTTCCAATCGTCGGCTTCCATAAGCTCTTCGTTAGTCGGCATGTAGGGCATAAGCGGCTCGCCCTTCTTATAGAAAGTGAGCACGCCATCCTCGATGCCGATAGCGTCATTCCTCCACGTCTTGCGACGCATTCTCAATCGGCGGTTCGTCTTCATCTGCGCCAGCATCTGCTGAAACTCCATAGTCCACCTCCCTGAATTCAACCTCGATGTCCAAACCCCATTTGGCGTTCGCGCTTTCGACTGCCATCTTACGCGATGCCAGGCAGATTTCGCGCTGAATCATCGTTTCTCCAAGATTCGACATGATTTCGCTCGTGATTTGGCGTTCCTTCTTATCGTCGTTCGTGTTCTCGATGCCAATGAAGGTAAGCCATTCGTTCCAATATTTGTTCTGTGTCAGCATGACATCGTTGGCTATATACGGCGTAGTGAAATCTACCGTGTCCATGAACCCGATGTCTGTGGAATCTGCTGCGGCAGTCCAGATTCGCCCGCTGAACATCTGCCGAATGAGCTTGAAGCCGCTCATTTTCTGCTTCTCGGGAAACTTGAACACCTTCGCGACCTGCTGCTGCTTGACATTGGTATCGATTGTCATCTGATACATGGTCATTCGCTCTGCGAACATCTCTACATAAGACAGAAGCGGAATCCTAAGCCTGTTGTCGAGAATCACTACCGAATTCGTATCGTCTAGCGCGTAATTCTTGCCCTCGACGGGATTGTATGCCATCGGCTCGGTCGGCATGAAGTAGATGTCCATCTTATCGTTTTTTGAATTGACGGGCATGACGGCGAACCCTTCTGGCGCTCGCGCCTGCACATCATCCTTCAGCGCATCGTCTTTGAAGAGAACCGCGCTGCCGCTCGTCGCTAGAAGGTATTCGAGGTATAGCGGGTCTATTCCTTCTGGAAGGTTCTTCCACTCGTAGCGCGTAACAAGCTGCATCAGCATTTTCTGCATGAAGTAGTTCTTCGTGATGGAGAACATGGCCGCTGGGTCGATTTCCTCGTATGCGAATGGATCGCCGTCCTGCGATTTCTTGCGCTCCATCGTTCGCCAATGCGAAGCCATGTTAGCGCAAAGCGGCGCGTAACCAGTGCTGAAGAACCAGCTTCCAACGCCTATGTTCCCATTGGGGATTGCTCCCATAATTCCTCCTTAGAGAGAGTTGTCCAAACCGAAATTGCCCACATCGTCAACATGCCAATACCAAATGCCCTCGTCGTGCATTCGGTTGATGGCATCCATGGCATACTCTGGCACCTTGCCGTTGAAATCGGCGTGGCGGGTCTGCACGTAGTTCCAACACGGCCTACCAGTTCGCGCAGGAACCTTGACCTGCTCGATGCAGTAGCCGTAGACGCTGAAGTGGTCATCGATGGCCTTGGCTATATCGGCCTTGCATTGCTTTTGGTAAACGTAGGGAAGCCCAATGCGCATTCCCTGCTTGAGGTTGCTCGTGGAACCGCCTTTGAGCTGATTCGGCTTCAGCGCAGCTTCCGTCAACCCGCCCGTCATCTGCGTAGCCGCCGAAGCAACCGTTCCTGCGCTGATTGCCTTGCTGATTTGTCCCGCCATACCAGCGATTCGCATCTGCGGAATCATCATCGCGATCGTTCCAGCGGTATTCGCCAGCGACCCGATGAAGCTTGATGTCATGTATTGCGAGAAAGCGTCAACATTCCAGTTAATCTGTGGCCATCCGCTTGTAACAATGGCGTATTCGTAGTTCGGCGAAACGCCATTGTATTTGTTCGGCGATGCCATCATGCCCGAGTTCTGCTCGCACACCATGTACCATCCGAATGATACCTCCTTGCTTCCTCTCGACCCGTTCACGGATTGGAAGCGCTCTGGCATCAATTCCAGCTCGCTGTTCGTGTCGCTCAAGCAGACCACGTTGTAGGGGAATGTGAACAACTTGTTGTTCTTAGGAACGTACCCATCGATGTCGGAGCAGTTGACGGAGTATTTCTTCTCGGTGGCGTATGCAGACTCTCCGCTGTTTATCCAAACGCCATGACCGTTATCGCAAGGAGATGTTCCGTACCCTTTATCAATCATTCCTTTTGGCACCATGAACGCGCCAACGATTGCATCAGCCGCACCATTCTTAGTCATTTGTTCTGTAAACCATTGAAAATCAGCCGTATTCGAGAAAGCAACGAGTGACGCTCCAGAATACACGCCATTATATCTGTCTCCGCCAACCGCTTGGTGAATCGTGTATTCCCATCCACCTTCACCAGAAATTAGCTTAGGATACCCTGTTGTCATGACTACAGCGTACATATTTGAAAGAGAAATTCCCTCTGGGGGATTCTGGTCGCGATTTGTCTGAATGTAGTTGCCGACATCCAATCCCTCGCTCATTGTGTGCTCGCCGATGCCGTCAGACGTGACTATTTCTCGCTCTACGAATGCGGCTTCCCATGCGAAATCGAACAGCCATGTCTCCAAGTAATCGGTCTGCAAAGACAGCGTGGTAGTTTCTTTTGCCTTGTATTGCATAGACGTGATGAAAGCATAATACCATTTGCTTCCATAGTCGGCATTCTGGTATGCGACGTAGTTGCAGCCCGTAAGCTGCTCGAAATTCAGCGGAACGTCCATCGTCATATTCTCGCGCTGGTATGTTAAGTCATCGGCAGAAAACGTCGTTAGATGAGAAGCCATCCACGATTGCTGCTCCGACGCGCTTCCGAAATAGCGGCGATGGTTAACGTCACCGCACCATGGTACCCAGCCTATACGAACTTTGGTGTTCGCCATCAAACCCTCCTTCTATAATAAAAGCCCGCCCAATTCAGGACGGGCTTTCGTAATTACGCTATTAGGAAACGGTAATGGTTGCGGTCGCTTTCTTGGACGAATCCTGGAGCGAAGTCGCGGTGACCTTGATTGCCGTTGCGGACGGCTCGTCGGACGCTACATGTAGACGGTTGCCAGTTAGAACGGTGCCGCTCTTGGTCGCGCCCTCCATAGTCCATTGAACGTTGCGGGAGTAAATTCCCGAGCCAGCGACGGTGGCAGTGAGCGTAATATCCTGCCCAGCCGAGACGTTGGCTGAGGTCGGGGAGACCGTAACGCCAGTGACCGTAGATGCAGCCGACGTGAACGCGATTGCCTGCTCGAACGGGCTGATGGAGAAAATCATCCAGTTGTGAAGCAGCTCGTTGGTATATGCGCCCTGCGCGTTGTAAACGTTATCAGTCCAACGCTCATAGGTGTAAATCTGGAAGAACTTTGGCCCGAAAACGATGATAGGCGTTGCGTCGATAATCTGCTTCTCTTCGGAAGTAAGCTGCTTGAAGCTGTCATCGTTCTCGAAAATCAGCGCTAGACGCTGCTCGTCGAGATTCGAGAAAGAATCGATTTCGGTCACGTTGCCCACGAACTGCGCATAGGGGAGGTTGAACGCCTGCGCCCAAGTCTCGACGGAGATATCAGCGTTTGCCTTGGCGTTGATTATAACCTGTTGCTCGGATTTATCCACGACGTTCATCACGCCAGCTGCATTGAACTTGCGGGACGGATTGTCTAGATACGTGGAGTATTCCTTAACCATCTTTAGCGCACCGTCGGCGGCTTCCTTGGAACCATCCTGCGCGGGAATCGATACCTGCGCCATATAGCCGCCTACGATGTATTTGGCAGTCATGTACTTCCAGGTTTGGTACACGTCGTACTCCAAGGCTACCCACATCTGCGCGAGGATGTTTGCAATGAGGTCATTGACCTTAGACCACGCATAGAACGCCTGGCGAACGGAACGACGTTCAACGGTAACCTTGTAGAACTTCTGGAAATCGAGCATGTGGTATGCGCTCATAAGGTTGGGAAGTTCGCGTTTGAACAGCTCCTCTTCCGCCGTGGAAGGATTGTAAGAGTGCGGGTCGCAGATATCCACGAAGATTTCCTGAACGGTCGAACCTGCTCCCTCGTACTGGCCTTGGTAGAACTTCGACCATTTGTTCATCCACATCATACGCTCAATCGCGACCATGCCGATTTGGTTGACCAGTGCGGGAACGAACGTGTTCATATACGGCTGATAGTTCGTGATGATTTGGCCGATTTTGATGATTGAATCGTTGTCATCATAAATGAGAACTTCGTTTGAACCCTCTCCAACAGCGTATGTCGCAACGTCGTTGTCAACTAGAGCATGAGCCAGTTCTGGGTTAGCATTCACGGCCTGGTTTACGATGCCCTTCGTGCCCTCGGTGCCAAGGGTTTTCATGACTTTCTTAACTGTTGCCTGTCCTGCCATGTTAGTTTCCTTTCTCGAACAGCGCATCGATATCCTTCATCGTGGTAGGATAAGACACTTTGGGCTTTTTGTCCACTGGTTCTTTTTGTTCGGAATGATTATTGCTCGCGAAAAAAGCATCGACGTACTTCTGCTTCTGCTCCTTAAGCGAAGCTTCGGCATCGACTGCACGTTGGATTGCCTCGTCGCGCTGCTTCTCCATGTCTGCCAGCGATTCGGCGGACGTTGCTTCAATCGTCTCCTTCTCGTCGGCTATTCCTGCGACGCTCTCCCAGATTTCCTGGGTAACGTCCTCGAATTTGGTATCTTTGTATGTCATCAGAACATCCTTTCCTTGATTGTGTGCTCTCCCTCGACAAGCAGAACGCCGCCGTTTACTGTCTTGCGCTTCAGCTTGCCTGGGTAGCTGCTTCCTACTTTGAAGTTGTCGAACGTGACGTATTTATGGCATGAATCGGGCATTCCCGCCACATGGATTGACGGCTTCCTGTCGTCCACCGACCAATCAAGCTCCTGGCACATATAGCACTTCGCCCCGAGGTACTTCTGCTCCTCGTAGACGCTCTCGAACTTCCAAGCCCCTAGCTTCAGCGGGTCTATCTCCATGCCTACTGGCTTGGAGAATCCGACCAGCTTGCAAGAATCCGTGTCGCAATACGCGAAACGGTCGTAATTCGCCTGGCAAGCGTTTATGGTCTTGTATCGCGCCCATGCCGTGATGAAGCATCCGACTGGCAGGTACACGCTCTCCTTCGTCTCCTCTGGGAGAAGCACGTATTTGACCTTTCCCGTCTCGTCTAGTACGGGCTGCTTGGAAGCCGCCACGGTTTTAGTGGAGAACTTGCCGTAAAGGGAATTCAACATCAGCTTGGCTATGGTTGCCATGCCCTCGTTGCCTTCAGCCCTCGACTTCATCTTGACTTCGTTCCAATACTCAACGTACTTCTTGAACAGCGTCCTGGAAGCCCTGAACTTCCATCCATCCAACGGCTCGTAGAAATCGATTTCGTATTGCTGGAACATCAACTCCAAATCTACGCTCGTCAACGTCAATTCCACAATACCTTTTGAATCCATGGCATACTCTCGTGGATTGTGTAACGGCGATTTGTGGATTTGGATTGTCGGAATGTGGTCTGTCTTGACCCTAAACGAAACCCTAATCCTCTGTATGAACAGCGGATAAAGCTCGTCAGTCTCGTATTCGCCGTCGTAATGTATTGGCTCTCCGAACGGCAGCAATTGCCCATCGGTAGCCGCCATCACAGACGGGTACAGCGAATTTACGTCGAACCCTATTCCATGGCCTATGCAGCGACCCTTGTATTTGTCGGACGCATAGGTGAATCCTCCGCGATATGCCTGACGAAGCTCCTCGTCACAATCGATTATTGGGAACACCTTGCGAAAACGCTTCTTGCCGCCCATCATGTCTATGTACGTGTGTAGCGCGTTGGAACCAGCAGTCATCTTCGTCAAGCCCTGCTCCAACATAACGTCCATAGCCATCGCGTCGATTCTCACGTCATGGTCGATGTAGTCCCACTCCTCTGGGGTCGGCTCGTATCCTACCTCGCGATACCTCTTGTAATCTATTTCCCCTTTGGCAATAGGCAATCCGAACGCTTTCGGAATGGCCGCTATCTTCAGCGGAATGACCTTCAGGCTGTCTAAGATTTCGACTGGCTTCCCTCCCCAATATAGCTTCAGGCAATACCATACGTTCATGTCCGAAATCAGCGAAGTGAAAACGCCTGGAACGAAATCCTGGTTGTCTTGCCGCCATTCCCATCCATTCTTAAGCAACCAATCCACGATGTATCCGCCGTCGTATTGGAGGTTGTGGAAATACACCGTCTCCCCTTGGCGATGCTTCATCCATTGCATGAAGGATTCGATATCCAACCCTCTATAGATATTATCGGTATTCCCGATTTCAGACGCGCACCAAGACCAAACGCGCACCTTCTCCTCGTCCAGCTCCTCTATAGTCTCAAAGTCAGCGCACCACCTAGACACATGGCTAACCTCCTAATTGGGTCTTGTACTTGTCTCGGACATTCTTCCAATATTCCCTGATTCGCCTTGTCCTGATATCATCATCCGTTGGGTCGTAAACAAAATAAAGCGTCGAATCGATGTCTGCCGCCGCAGTGTCCTTGTAGACCTCCTCAAGCGGTATCCCTGCCTTTCGCATGTCTGATATCAACGTCTCGATTTCTTTAACCAAATCGCTTCCCATTCCCATAGGGTCGAACACGGTATGCAATGCCTTGACGTATGAATCGAAATATCTGTTGGCGGTAACGCTCGCGTCCATCCTATATTTGTTCACGCGATTCATCACGGTCATCGGACGGCCTTTCTTGCCTGGAACATCGCCAGATGGCACCCAATCTATCTTCGCGCCGATTGGTAGGGCGTTCGACATTCCCTCCAATGCCATCCTGTCCTTCGGCGTTTTGCCCCTCCAATACTCGAAGCCCTTGCGATGCGCCGTCGCTGGCACCTTGACCTTCTCGACCTCGATGCCCAGCTTCTTCAGCATGGCTACGCGAGATTGGTTGTATGCCCTTTTCATGATTGAAGTTTCATTGAACTCATATTTGGTTATCAAAGTTCCACTAGGAAGCTCATGCACCTCGCCAGCCTTTGGAGCCTTGATGCGCTTAAGCCTGTTGACCTCTCGAATGTAATCACGTTTGTTGTGGATACGGGATTTGATGTCATCATAGTCCACCGATGGCGGAAGATGAACCTGCATCGGAAGCTTGGCTTCCATCTTGACAACCTCGCGATTGTATGAGCGAATCAAGTTCTTCAGGGTTTGCGATTCGGAACGTCCAACCCTGAACTTAGCACCCATCGAGAACCGCCTTCAGCTCGACTGTTGGCATATTGTGACGCTCCCAAGTCCCGTCATCGCGAAGAACTTCGACGCAGTATCCTCGCGTCTCGCACATCTCATACCATTGTATAGCTGCCATAAGTCGGAAATCGACCAGGCACTTGAAACGTCGTGACATCGAATCGTTTAGCCATGCTATTCGTTGCGCCAACCCCTTCGAGAATTTGTCTCGATGCAAGGCGGAAGAGAACTTGAAACGCACATTTCCGAACATGTATTCATACGGCGAATCCCTCAACGAGCTATATACTGGTGAACGCGCCATAATCCCTCCTTAGAGACTGATTACCAACATATTGTCTCTTATTTCCAATGCTTGAATTGGCATCAGTGCCATATGAAGGGGCGTCATCATTAGACGCCCCGAGAACACTTCTTCGTCGTTGACCACCTCAACCACCTGATACCTTGAGACGTAATCGAGCAGGTCAACGATATCCAACCTATCGGCGATAGTTCCGCTTGCCACGGGAATCACCGCTATCGCCGCGCGGAGGAAGCTCGACCTCCTTGCCGATGATTTCAACCTTGGAGCGACGCTCTCCGTCCTTGTTCTCCCAAGAAGAATAGCGAAGCTTGCCATGGATGGTTAGCTTCATACCCTTCTTGATGATATCGGCCAGGGCATCCGCCTGAAGACCGAACATCGTCACATCGAAGAAGTTGGTGTAATCCTCATTCTTCGCATAATCGTTGACGGCGATACCGAAATTCATAATGGACACGCCACCATCGGTTTCACGGAATTCAGGGTCGCGAGTTACATTGCCAGCTACAATAACCTCATTGATGTTGCTCATTGCTACTCCTCGGTTTCGGTGGATTCTGCGACAACCTCTTCCGCTGTTGCCAGCGATTCAAACTGCTCCCAGGGCATCGAGTACATAGTCTTGCCAATGATTTCGGCTTCCATGGTCGCGCCAGGCTTGACATGAACGCCAGCCGCCTTGAGAGCGGTTCGCATGTCCTTCTTCGTGCAAGACGTGCCTTTGTGAACTCCAAGACCAGTGACCTGGCAGCTGTAGCCCTCATCAGTCTTAACCATCTCAATAAGAGATACCTTGTAGGTGTTTACGGTACGGGTAATCTTGTCAGCCATTTCAAATTCCTTTCTAGTAGGTTACCCATTGCTTATACAATACGACTATTCGTCGTCATTGTCCATAATGATTGAGTTTTCTTCAATGATTTTCATCATTTCTTCACACTCCATCATTTCACAAATAAAGTCATAATCAAATTTTCCAATTTTTCCTTTTCCAATTAAAACTATTTTCGACCTTAAGTCACAAAGCATGTCATACAATACTGTTGTTTCAACATCATCACAGAACAAAAGCGCCGCCATATAGTCCGAAAATTCTTCAGCATAATCATCGCCTAAATATTTCTGGAATAGATAACGACCATACATGCGAAATTTAAATAGAGATAGCTTTCTTCCATTTTTGAAGTAAATTCCATCACTATGCATCATGGCACAAGATGATTTTTCATTGACGATGTTACGAAAATCCTCGTCTGCAAAAACAACTGCGACGATGCCTGCATCAATGAAATAGTAACCATACTTTCCGTCAACTGATTTATGGTTGTAAACTTCAATTCTCAACTTCTCCATGAGCATTATCATCCTAGGAGTATCAACATCCTTTTTATCATACAACGCTACCATATATTCCTGAAATTCTATGGCATCCATCTCGTTAGTATACCTCTTAAACAACCCATAGAATTCACTATTTATTCGCACTAGCTTATTGCGGAATTCCTCTTCAGTCATTTTCCAATCCTTCCCACCCATTTGAGCTTCCCGTGGTTTAGTTGATAACCGTAACGCCTACCGTATTCATCCCAAATGAAAATCCTTGCGTGTTGGTCATTCTGAACAAGAATGTAATGCGCGAAATTCTTCATGTCCTCATCGTCGTACAGTTCTTCATCGAATTCATCGATGCAATCGCCATCGTCGTAGAGCTTGAAATGATACTGCATGGCTATTTCTCCTTTTCGCATCGAATAGTCTGCATTTTCAACAACTCGCTACCACCGAAAATCGAGATAACATAAACGTCCCAAGCATCGGAACAGTAATCACAAAGAAATTCATAAGTTTTGTCATAGCGGCTCATTGCCTGTTTAAGGTCATCGAAGTATTTGGTATTTCGTTCCTGCTCGATGATGCCCCCATCCTCGTTGAAAGCAGTCATCAGGTATTCCACAACAAACATCGGTCATCGTTCCTTTCTAATTTGACGGTCATCGCTTAGAATATTGACGATCATCGTCCTATAGCGGACAGGCGAATGTTAATTTCAGGTAATTTTGATAAAAGTTAAGCAGGGTTGTTAACCCCGCCCAACTTTTATCTGTTTGATTCAGCGCCTAACACATAGGCAACTATAAGGGTAAACGCCCAAACAGCGGCGATACCCCAAAGCGCGTTAACTGCGATATACACTTTTATACTCACTTTCTGCTTTTTCTTGCGCTTTTTTGGATTCGCGCAAAATACTGTATATTTGCAACTTACGTTGAACAATTAAGCAACGTATCCAAGCCGCCGCCGTGGCGATAAACGCCACGGCTAGAATTATTTCTTTAGGCATTGTTTATCCCATTTACCCCGTTATAATATCGAATATCTTTCATCGTGTATTTTCCCCGCTTATCTTTAGTTAAAGAATGCAGAGTTGCAACGCTATATTTTTGCCTAATCCATTATCGTAATGCTTGCAAATGATGCCTACCATGATAGCCCCTTATGCGAAATAAAGTTGGTTTTTACATTTTGTAATAACAGCTATCATTATGCATCCGTTAAGCGGATTAACGAATTTAAAATTAACGGCAAACGTAAAGAGTTGTGCGAACGAATTGCAAAATCAAACGCCTGGTATTTACGGTATTTGTTAAAAATCCATTTACAATACCTGAACGCCGCTTCTTTTCCGTCGCTATGCTTTCCGTAAACGTCAGAAAGCGTTTCTCCTTCATTGTAGAAACCCGGTGCATCTGCTGTAGGATGGCAGATAAAATCGCGTTTCATCTCGTCATTAAACAAATAATCGTCACGCATTTATGTTACCTCTTTCATGGTAGTTTGTTTTACCCGCTCATTAATGGCGTTGCTTAAATGCTTATTAATGATTAAATATTACGATTAACGATATACGATACTACTTTAGCGTATGCGTCACGTGGGCATGTCGATTCTAAAAGCCATTGACTAAAAGCGTGAACACACTCACGCGGCGTACCGCCCTTAGAATGTATGTTTTCGGCGGCTGTTCCATATTCGCCACCGTCGCCCTTAATAATGATACGGTGGTAGCCGCATGCGGATTGAATATCAAAGTGCTTTCCCTTAACTTTCGGCACAGTCTCGTTAACGTAGTCAACGAAAGCACGCAAGCCGCAAATAGTAAAACGCTTCATTTTTGCACCTCACCGTTATGAATGAAAGTAGATTCTAATACAACGGCCTCACCGTCAATGCATGCAATAAGCGAAACATATATATTAGAACTGCCATTAACCGAATGCATCTCGCTAGTTATGCGCTCGCCTATAATATTTGAATTATAGGCAAGTAAAGCACAGTCTAGCGAATCACTAAAACGTTCATCCGATTGTTTTTGCTCGATAATTGCTTTAGTATTGTAATATTTGCGAACAACTTTAACGGAATACCTCATAGTAAACCCCTATCCGCAACGCCATTAATGAGCGGGTATCTTGTTATCTAATCTATATTCTGTTTTCAAGGTTCTTTCTACTTTCCGCTTTCTCCCTTCTCTTTCTCTTTCGATATCTGTATAATACACCCATACGCGCAACGTGTCAAATTTTAGGTTACCGTTAACCCGTCTAAAATGTACCGTTTACCGACAAAATATAGAATGGGGAAAACCGCTTAAGACCAAATAGGGGGGG